TAGAAAATTAGGTTTATTTAAAAAGACAAGAAAGGTGATTTAAATGCATAAAGAAAAGCCCTACTAAAAGTTAATTATCAATGGTAGGGCTTATGTTTAAAAATATTTATTTTTGTATATATAAAAATAAATAAAATTTTAGACATAAATGAGGTGTAATATATGGAAAATAAAGTTAAAGATTCTATTGGTATGAAAACACCGTTTTTTCAAACACCCAATAATATCTTTGATGAAGAATTTATGATAATTGAAACAACAAAAGATGGTGTAACAAAGCGATATTTAAAGAGTTTTGAAAAACTGGTATTAATTTATTTATGTCGTTGCGGCAATAATGGTCAAGCAATATTCCCCGGATATGGAGACATAGCTAAAAAATGTTGTATAAGTAGAAGAAGTGCTATAAATGCTATTGAAGTATTAAAAGAAAATAATTTTATTGTAAAACAGAAAAGGTTTAAGAAAAAGAAAAATAAGGAAGATTATGTAATTAATACTTCAAATGAATACACTATAAATTTAGATTTATTAATCCCATGCACTAGTGCAGGACATGCACCACCACCTAGTGCACCAGATGCACTACCTCTAGTGCAGGATATGCACCACCCTAGTGCACCAGGTGCACCCAAAAAAGAACTATATAAAAAGAACAATATAAATATATATAGTCTTGTTGTTAATTATCTTAATAAAAAATGTAGAACTAATTACAAGAGTACTACTAAAAAAACACAGCAATTAATTAATGCAAGATTAAGGGAAGGGTTTACAGTAGAAAATTTTTACACTGTTATAGATACAAAAGTTAAAGAGTGGAAAGGCCAAATTACTGCAGATGGTAAGAACATGGAGAACTTTTTAAGACCAGAAACGTTGTTTGGCAACAAGTTCGAGGGGTACTTAAATCAAAAAAACAAAAAAGTTAGCACAAATGAAAAGGCAAATAATAATGCATACAAAAAATTTGAATTTGATTAAAAGGCAGGTGATATAAATGTTACCACACAGTATAGAAGCAGAAAAAAATGTATTAGGATCTATATTAATAGAAAATGACATTATTACAGATATAGCTGAAATCTTAACATCAGAAGATTTTTATAATAAACCTAATAAAATTTTATATTCAAAAATGTTAGACATGCATTACAAAAACATTGCAATAGATACACTTACATTAAGCAATATATTAGGTGTAGAAAATTTAAAAGCTATAGGTGGAATTAGCTATATAACAGAGATTGCTTCAAGTGTAGTTACAATATCTAATTTTAAGAGTTATGCAGATATAGTTAAAGACAAAGCAAATAGAAGAAAGATTATACAAGCTTGCAATGAAGCATTAGAAGAAGCTAAAGAAAAAGATATAAAAAAGATAGCTGTAAAACTAGAAGATGCATTACTGGAGATTAACAACAATAGAAAACAAGAAATAGTTACAGATGAGGAATTAATGAATGATACTTTAGCAGTTATACAAAAAAATTATGAAAATGGCGGAGAAATACCAGGAATGAAAACTGGTTTAAAGTCTTTAGATAAAGCTACAAATGGATTGAAAAGAGGAGAATTAACTGTGATAGCAGGAAGGCCATCTATGGGTAAAACTTGTTTAGCTTTAAATATTGGTTCAAATATGGGAAAAAAAGTAGGCTTATTTGAACTAGAAATGAGAAAAGAAGATTTAGGTATTAGAAGATTAGCAGCTAAAGCATTAATAAATAGCTATAAGCTGCAGCAAGGGAAACTAGATGACAAAGAATGGACACTGTTAGCTGATAGATCAAATCAAATAGCTTATAACAATAATGTTTTCACAGATACATCTAGCTGTTTAACAATGCTAGAAATTAAAAGTAGGTGTAAAAAGATAAAAATTAAATATGGATTAGATGTTGTAATTATAGATCATATAGGACTTATAGAACCAAGTAATAAGACTGAATCTAAAAATAATCAAATAGCTGAAATAACCAGACAAGCAAAAATAATAGCAAAAGATTTGGATGTAGCAGTAATATTGTTAAGTCAGCTATCTAGAGAAGTAGAAAAAAGAGCAGATAAAAGGCCAATACTATCAGATCTTAGAGATTCGGGCGCTATAGAACAGGATGCTGATTTGATTATGTTTGTATATAGGGATGAGTATTATGACAATGAAACAGAAGATAAAGGAATTATGGAAGTTATTATTGGGAAACAAAGAAATGGCAAAACAGGTACTTTAAAATATGCATATAAACCAGAGTATCAGTTGATTGCCGAAATGTTTTAGAAAGGATATGTGAGATATGGAGGATGTAAGAAATCAGTTGTATAGCTTTATAGAGAAATACGGTACTTTAGATCCTAGAACATTAGAAAAAAGCAGAGAATTAGATTCTATAATAGTAAAAGAAATGAAAAAAATTAAACCAATATCAATGCTAGAAGCTATAAAAGAAATAGAAAAACTTAAAAGCTTAACTAAAAGTTTAACTAGAAAACTTTCTCAAAAGGTAGTTGAAAATATGGAACTTGAGGGTCAATTAAAAAAGGCTAAAGAAGAGATAGAACAATTAAAAAATAGTGCTAGTTTATGGGCAGATGAAGTAGCTAAAAACTATCATGAAGTTGGAGATTTGGGAAAAGCTCAAAGAATGACAGGTATAGAGATAATGTCATATGAGCTGTTAAAAGGAAGGGAGAATATTCATGGAGGAACATTGGACTCCTAAAAAAATAAAAGTGGGGGATCGTGTAAAAGTTAGATTTAATAATGATGCAGTTGGTAGAAGTAAATTTAGAGAAATAAAAGGCAGGGTATTATCTATTAGAGCATCTTTTATACTTATTAAAACAAGGGAATATAAAGAGTGTTTTTTAATAAATGATATTAGGTGCAATAGGATAAAAATTGAGGTGATGAAGAAGTGTATTTAAATATTTTGGAAAGCAGCACTAAATTAGGGATAGATAATGGAAAATTAACATTGGAAGAAATGGTATCAAAATTACAGGAAGAAGTAACAGAATTAAAAGAGGCCGTAAAAAATAAAGACAACATAGATCATATATCAGAGGAAGCTTGGGATAGTTTACAGATGTCCATAGAAGTACTGGACAACCTAAAAGAACAGCATAACGTTAATTTAGAAGAATCATTAAATAAACATCACAAAAAGATAAAAGAAAGAGGATGGAAAGCTGAAAGAATGTTAGTTTTTCATGTATCTAAGAAGTGTTTTAATGGAAAAGAAGCTCCTGAGGTACCAGCTCAAGAGCAACTAA